ATATAAACATAGATAAACGTTCATTATACGGTGATTCTTCCATGTCGTATGAATGTTTTTCATCTTCTTCAATTGATTCTATAGTAACATTATCAACACGTTTTTTATAATTTTTCTGATTTGATAATATTAGATAACGTTTAGCAATAGTTCCAAAATAAGAATATGCTTTAGTACCTTTTGTTTGGTCGTAAAGATGAATTTTGGATAATAAAAAAGTAATTACTTCATGTTGTAAATCTTCAATATTTTTTACTTCGGTGTAATAAAATTTAAATGTATGAATGATATTTTCGGTTAACTTAAAGAAAGCATAATGGATTTTATTATTATAAATTCTACTTTTTAGTTCTGAGTTGGTGGTATTATTATACAACACAATAGAATCTTCAGTATCTTGAGTAAAATACTGTACATTCTTTTTCTTCTTTTTCACTACCGTTTCTTCCATTATTTAAGTTCTTTAATGATGAAGGCATTCAAAATAGTTTGAATACTTTTAATTTGTTCAAATACAAAACCCACTTCATCATCGGCTTTAAATGAGCCTCTATGATCTACTTCTTTTAGTTTTTTGTCTGTTATCTCAATAGTGTCTGAGATTTTATTTAGGTAAGACATATACCCTGCTAAAATGTCTTCTTGTTTTTCATTTTTTCTAAGAAGATTAAAGGTCGTGTACCCTAAGGTCACGACCAATATTGAAAGAATTATAATTGTTAATATCATAAATTATCTAATAGGCTTTTAAGTCCCTCACTTTTCACGCTACTTAAGGCTTTTGTTTTAATAGCTGGATTAGTGGTGGATGATTTTTTATCCAAGGTAAATGGTTTCTTTTTATTTTCCAAGTCACCTTGCAATTTTGGTAACCATTCTCTTTCAAACTCAATACGAGCAGCCATCAAATCAGCCTGGTGAACAATATAAGGTAATGAAGTGCGAGGCTTTTGTTCTGGAATATAAGATACTAAATATTTTTTATTAGCCTCATCATACAAACCATCATGGGTCTGAATAGTAATCATTTCATTGAATGTATACTGGATACCATGTGATTGAAGTAAAAATAATCCTCTATCAGGGACTGAAGCAAATGGGACTTTAGTATTAAACATATAATCTTCACCCAATTTTTCTTTTCTCCAATTATCTGTCTGAGGAATATATGATTCTTCTTCTTCAGAACCCATTTTACCTAGGTCATGATTTAGAGCTGAGAATACTAATTCTTCTTTAGTGTAAGTGGTAGTATCAGCACCCATTGTAGCCCATAAATCATGTAGGTGAAGAGCACAAGTAATTACTCTGTTAACGTGTTCTACATAACCACCTGGAAAGGCATTATGGTATTCTTTTTTGTGTGCTGCCGGCATTAGCATCAAACGTTCGCTGTATTTTTCATAAAATATTTTTAATGCCTCTTTACGTGGGGATGAAACATGGTCTTCAATAAAGCCAATCAATCTCATCCAGTTTTGTTGGATTTGTTCTGCTGTTAAGTTCATAAATTAATATTGATTAATCTCTCCTGGTCCTAGTGGTTCTTGTTGTACGAATGCTTTAGCATCGTTAATATTATCCCTTAGTTCTTGAATAATTTCTTCTACTACCACCCAGTTATTTTGTCGTAACGCGAACTGTAATTTCTCAATCCCCCCTTCTACCCTCTCCATTCGTCTCATTATTATTTCTCTGTTTTTCATATTTTTTTTCTTATCCCGTAATCGGAATATAACATTAAAATAAATTAACTCCAAACTTAAGTCAAAAGGAGTTTTACAAAATCGAGATTCTTTTTGAGATGTGAGCATTTTTCGTATTCTTCACACTCCTGGAAGTAAAGAATTGACATTTCTAAAACCTCTTTTAAAGAATCATCAACAAAATTATATAAAGCCTCCTGACATACTCTATCTTCAGGGTTTACTTTTTCAATAAACTCCCAAGCTTTTGAAAATACAATAAAATCTCCAGCTTTATTTACATCATCAATATCTAATTTTTCATCAGACTTATTAAAGAAATCAAGTAACTGTTTATTAAATATTTGGTGATTTTGAAGTAATTTTTTAAACATTCCAACCCAAAATAAAGGATGATTTTTATAATCTTTTAATAAAATATCATCATGTTGAACTCTCTCCTTTAAAGGTTTAGGTTCTTCATTATCAAATAATCCGAATATTTTATTGACGTCCATTGTTTATAGTGCGTGTATAGTTGTTTATATTATATATAAACATATATTAATTAATTTACATATATTTCATTTATTTATAAAGATAGTTTACTATAGGCGTTTATAGTGACTTTAACATATCAATTAATTTATGATGAGGGTAAACATCTACTTTATCTGGTCTTACAGAACAATGAGTAAATACTCCTTTTTCACCTTTAAAAGCTCTTGGGGTTAAATCCCATATATCTTCGTTGTATGTTAAAGGAATATTGTAAACACTTCCCCAATATACTAAAAGTTTTCTTGTAGATTCTATTTGAGCATCTGTATAATTGTGATAATATTTGTATCCTCTAAATGGAGTTGACAATTCATATACTTGATCTGTTGGGATTTCTCTATTTACATAATTGTAAAATTTACCATTTTTTAAAGTTAACTGACCCCAACTACAGATTTCAATACCAATAGAGAATTTATCTAATTCTTTATAAGGTAATTTCATGGCTTGGAAGTAATTTGTTTTTACTCCTAAATGATAAGCCCAAAATTTAGAAGAATAACCTTGAACTATTTCTCCATCAATTATATTTTTACCTATACCTGATATTGAAACACAAGTACCTATTCTACCTGCATCATTTACCCACCCAGCAAATACACCTTTTGCATCAGAATTACCTGCTGTATGGTGTAAATAAATTTGACTTTTTTCAAAAATATCTTGAAAATATTGGTTTTGAGGAAAAGATATTAAAGTGGTTTTTGGTGCAACTGTCATTATATTTCTGGATTATTTATTGGTTTTGATTTAGGAGCAAATTTTTCAATTACAGTCCCAAACACAGTAGCTATAGTAATATATTCTACAGCATTAACTGCTACTTCTTTATGTTCATTTTTAGCAATAAACATGAAAACAACTAATGATATAAATCCAATAGTGCCTAATACTCTTTTATGGGAAGTTCCTTCTTGATTTGAGAACATATTTTTAAAAAATTGACTCATGATTATAAATATTATTAGAACAAAAAAACCTGTCTTTTGGACAGGTTTAATTTTTTTTTGTGGACCATACAGGACTTGAACCTATGACCTTCTCATTATGAGTGAGCTGCTCTAACCAACTGAGCTAAAAGTCCAATAAATAAGAATTCTTTGACGGGTTTAACTTAAATTATTTAATTGCCTCCTTTTTAGACTGAAGCTTGTCAATACGAGAATCTATATAAGATATAATTTCTCTTTTTTGTTCTTCTAATTGAAGATTAATCATTTCATCTTTTTTTAATATTACATCATGTATTCTATGAATACAATCTGAATTATCTCTATTTTGCCAATCAAAAGATTGTTGAGTACTCTTTAAATTTTCTCTTAGTTTTGCAATCTTAACCATACCAATAATGATAACTACAACTGTAATCACAACTATCACTGAAAGTATGCCTAAAATAAATGATGTTATTTCCATTTTTTTATTCCTTTCTTTTTTAATATGTCAAAGAATTCTTATTTATATTCCCAATTGGATTCGAACCAATGACCTACTGCTTAGTCGGCTTTAAAACGCTGAGATTATACGTTTATGTGTTAGATCTTTTGTTGGATTATTGTTTCCCTTCTTATCCACAAGCTTTTGACTTGTATTCTAACAATGCCGGTTTTTAAGTGAACCACTCTTTAAGTCACATGTTTGGACTACTCTCATTTTACTTATTCTACTCAACTCTGCCGAGCTGATTAACACTTGCGGTGCTATAGACCTTTCAAACAAATCACTATTGGCTTGCGACCTCTAGTGGCAATGAACGACTCATTACTATGTAGGCATCTTTCGTCCGTGACTGGTAAGCACTCTTGCTTTGAATTTTTGAATTTTGCATTCCTAATTGCAAAGTTTTTTTGACGTGGATGATTGAAAGTAGTGGCTTACCTTTTAGCTTCCTCACCTTTTGAGCGAGAAAATACTAAACTACTCTCTGAGATATCCCTACCTCCATATTTTAAGATTACTTCATGTTATGGTTCTGGGTAGAACCCAAACAAGGTAAATAACAGCACCACCTGTACATCTACATGCCTTTCGGCTTTAAGTATCCTCTGATATTGAAAAACGCAATAGTACAACTGGATGGAAGTATTTTTTGCATTGTTTCTACAAGTTATTCTTATTGTTCTTCCGAACTCAACCTAACGACCCACATCGCTAAGTCATCTAATCATTTCATTACGGCGTTGCCCTCACTACTTCAGATTAAATGATATCTCGCTTGCCTACTCGAGTTTCTTTCGAAACCGCAAATTGTCTTTGTCTGTACAATTCACTTTATCCCACTTTCGTGGTTTATTTAACGACCATAGGCTGCCGATATCTTTTTATTCAACTTACGTTGAAATGGATATCTAATAATTTTAAGAACGTTTTTTTATTATATCATAAATATAACAAAAATTTTTGAAAAAACCAAATTTAAGTAAAAAAATTTGTTTCTTCTTTTTGTACTTGGGACGGGAATCGAACCCGTAAGGACAACTGTCCATTGGTGTTTAAGACCAACGCGTCTACCTGTTCCGCCACCCAAGCATTTTATTTTTTATTTCTTCCAGTATATGTTTCGGTTTGTGAATGACAATTAGGACATAAAAATCTTAAATTTTCTAATCTATTATCATTACCTACTCCATTAATGTGATCTAAATGTAATGATAAAGATTTACTATTCCAAGTTTGAATACCACATTTTGAACATTTATATTCTATAAGATTATTTTCAATGATATTTTTTCTTATACTTGCTCTTGAAGAATATTCTTCCAAATTTAAAATTCGTTTTTTAATGTTTTTTTTAATCCCTTTACCTGATTGATTTGGGGAATAACATTCAAATTTTAGAGCATATTTTTTAAAAGTATTAAAATGTAAATTTAACTTAGCAGCAGCTTTAGCCATTGTTAGTTCTTCATTACATACTTTTATAAATAAATCTTTATCTATTTTTTTCATATCTATCAATTATTTGTATATATCAATAAATATGTGAAATTTCAAAGAACGTAAAATATATTTTTTACTTGGTTTTATAATAATCCAAGTCCCATTCATCTGCTCCTGCTTGTAGACATTCTAGAAGAGATGCTTGAGGAAATTGTTCTTTATGTTTAAAAGCTGACCAAACAACTTCTAATTGTAAACCAACTTCATCTGAAAGAGACAATATTTGGTCACATTTTATATTAAAAATTGCTTCTTGGTCTGCTAATTTTTCCAAATCGTCCATGATATAAATATATAAAATTTTTTTTAAAATTCCAAGCTAAAGTACATTCCCTTATGCGGGAACGTACTCAAGTGCCAAACTATATAATTTCTCGTTCAATTCTAAATCTTTATTGAAGTTTTTAATTTTACGAGCTTTACGAATCTTATTTCCGTAACCATAATTGAACATTCCGTGAGTCAATTTTTCCTGAATCACATTATATACTGACCATAGATCAGAACCTCTATCCTCATTACGAGTTGGTGTTAACAAATCATTCAAATCAATTTTAATGTTTTCCAATTCTTTTTCATCAAAACGAGTCAACAAAGCCTTTTTAGCAAATTCAAGTGTTTGTTCTTGACCCAATTCTACTGAACGGAATTTATTAAGTGATTCAACAGTCAATGGTAATTTTTCAACCATAGTCTTGATAACCTCTTGTAGTTCCTCAAATGAATAACCATAATGTCTGATTTTCATGTTTTCAAATTCTTTACTTGAAACTACCAAACCATTCTCACAAACCATTCTAAACAAACCAGCTGTGAAAGTAAATGCATTTTTACCATCATGACTATTAGTTAATAGAATTTGTGGGCAAACATTATCACCATCTTCAGCTGTGATTTGAATATCATTATTTCTAAATACAACTAGGTGTTTTTGGAAACCTATATCTTTACGTGCTTTAACCTCTTTAGCATCTACTACCCCCCAACCTAACAAAGACATATCATCAATGATTTTTTCGGTTGAAATGTGAGCGTATTTATCACTCACTGATGGAGAACCAGTAGTGGTAAAAATTGATTTAGCACGGTTTTTGATTTCCTTTTTGTCAATAAATTCTGTGTTTCTGATGTCTAACATAACTCTTATTTTTTCTTATTATGGTATAAATATAACATCAGGTTCCTGTGGAGCCAAACAAGATGTTAAGAAAGGTTAAGAGAGGTTTTAAACGTTACCTAAATACAAAATAAAGTCGTCTATAACCGCCTTATCGGCCTTATTAACCACGTTCCTCATCTCTAACAATATTGTCATAGGATCGACTTTAGACTCTAATATAAGGTTTTTAACGGGTCTAAGTGCGTTTTCTGCTAACACATGCTGTTCTAGGGAATCATAGTCCTCAACATCATTTAAATATAATTGGATATGTTTGTGTAGATTATTTGCTGATAATTTCATAAATAGTTTTCTTTATATGTTGAATAAATTCTTTTAATTTTTGGGCTTGTGAGTTTAACCAAGATAATCTTTCACCCATTCTCTTACCTTCCATAGGTTTTTCTATATTACCTTCTGGAATGAATTCTTCTAAAGGTTTCATATATTCTGAACCTGTTAAAAAAGTAAATTTATCAGATTGAGGATTAACTCCTACTTTACTCATTTGTTGTTTTACCATTGCCCCCCATTTGTCTTTTTCATCTTTTTTCATAGTTTTCAAAGTCAAATCATAAGGTTCAATTTGTTTATCCATAGGTAATAACCCATATTTAGCAGATAAAATAAACATTTTATCAGGCTTAAGTGTTTCACCATACGTCTTTGTTTTTTGAAACATAGGAGAAGGTGAATACATATCTTTAGCAGGTGCCGGTTTGTCTAATTTTGATTTAGTACAACTCAATAGTACAATTTTGGCCATATATTATAAATATATCAAATTTTTACCTCTTTAGAAAGAGGTAAATTTAATATTTAATACTAACTATTTCTACTAAACCATTTTTTACTAAGAAATTTCTTAGGTCATTTCCTGACTTAAAGATTTTTCTTAAGGCAAGTTGATAAGGAGTAAATCTATTACTACGATAATCATCATCGTATAGTTTATTTTTTGATCCTATCAAACCAGTTAAATGGAGAGATAATTGCCTTTTAGCTTCTGTTTCTGTAGTAAATCCTGAATTACCTTTACATGTTAGTATTCTACCTCCTAATTTAACAATCCATACTTCAGTTATTGGAAATAACTCTGTGTCTTTAATGATTTTATTCATTATTTCCATAAAGTTTTCTTCACTTTCTTTGTGTTCAGTGTCTCTATTAGAGATAATATCTAAGGCCATTTTAATACCATCTTTATCAGCACTTTTAATGACATCAGCAAATCCATCTACTAATTCTTTTTCAATTATAAATTTTTCCATTATCTTACAATTCTTACTTTAGCTCCTGGTAATGATTCATTTATATTATGACCTGAACTATGAACCCATAACATAGGTTTTTTAGGTTGAGTATTAGGAGGAGTACATTCACCATCAGTTAAATAAATTAAATTAGCATATTTATCTTTATTTTCTTTTAAATAAACCATTACAGGTTCAAAATCAGTACCACCTCTACCTTGTACTTCAATTTCTTCTCTTTGACCTTTATACTCATAAACTCTTCTAACTTTAGCATCACATTCTATAATATCAACATAAGTACCTGATTTATATATGTGGTAAATTTCATTAAAGAATTCTATTAAATCATCATTACTAACAGAACCTGAAGTATCAATAGCTACTAATGTTCTTTTCTTTTGTTTTATTTTAAGGGCTGGTCCATCTCCAAAACGTTTATTTGGTTTACGTCTTGTTTTTTTAGTATAAACCATAGTAGACATACTATTAAAACGTCTTAAATATGATTTCCAATCAATAACAGGCTCAACTATTTCAAATAAACTATCAATATAGTCTTGCATTTCATTTGGAAAAAATCCCCTACCTCTACTTTTATTACTCTCAGCAATTTCTTTTAATTGATGGTCAATTTGTTTAGCAATTAATTTTTTCTCTGCCTCACTCATTCCTTCCATCATTTCCTCCAAGTCCATAATAAAATCACTATCATCACTAGCCATTTTAGCAACATCACCTTCTGGGTTGTTTTTTATTTCTTCCATCAGGGCGTCATAATAATATTTAGTGCCCATTCTTTCTTTTAAATTAAGTTCTTTAAATGGTGAATTAGTAATTTCTAACCCATCCCAAGTCTCTCCTTTCATATCAGAATTAATATACTGGTTAATTTCTAAATCAGCAGCTATATTATAGACTTTCTTATTCTCAAAACGATCCCAATTAATTAAGTGGAAGAAACAAATATGGAGTAATTCATGTTTAAGTATTCCTAATTTAGTTTTATCATCTAAAGTATTCCAAAAATTAGGATTAACTTTTAATTTAACATTAATTTTATCTGGAGTAACACAAGCTGTTTGGATATTTTTGTCTAACTCTTTATTTAAAGAGATAAGTACTAAACCATAAAATGGTTCTTTAAGCATTAATTGCTTAGAAAATTTAGCGATTTCTTCGTATGTATTATTCATAACCTATTTATTTAAATATAATAAGAAAAGGCCCGAAGGCCAAATCTATTTTTTTATAATTGTGAAATTAATATCTGATAATTGAATGTTAAAATCTTTATCTAAATCTAAATAGTTGTTTAAACTATCTATAAAAAACTTTTTAATAATTTTAGTAGATTCTTCATCATTTTTATAAAAATTAAATAGACCAGTACTAAATGTTCTGTAATCTTTTTTCCATTCAATTCCTTTATTTTTAAAATACAGAGTTAAAGTTTTTAAAGCTTGACTACCTGTGTTTCCATTTCCCCATTCAAATGTCATTTTATATTTATTTAATAATCCC